GTGGCAACAATAGACACAACGGCAATTTCTATCTCAGATGCGAATCCAGCAAAAACATATACTAAAGGCCTCATTGACAATGGTGATCTTAGTGTTGACATTGCATGGCAACCCGACGTTCCTGAGTATACCGCCCTTGCCAATAAAGTAATTGGCGAAGTGAAAGAGTGGGCAATCCTTTGGTCAGATGGTTCAGAGACAGACGGAAGTGGAATTCTTACAGGGTTTACTCCAACAGGATCACTGGATGACAAAGTAACCGCTTCACTTTCGATTAAAATTACCGGCCCAGTAACGTGGCCAACATAACAATTAACTAAAAAAAGATTAGGAGAGTATTAAAATGGCAGGAATTACAGCCAATACAACAACAATATCATTTGACGGCAACGTGCCAGCAGACTTGCTATCTATTAGTGGACCAAGCGTAAATGCTTCAACGATAGATACTACGAGCATGGGATCGTCTGAGCGCTCGTTTTTGGGTGGCAATATTGATGGTGGAGATATTACCTTTGATATTGCATTTGATCCAGACAGTGATACACACAAGGCGTTGACCGCAGACCTATTGACTTCAACAAATGCAACCGTCTTTGACATTACATGGTCAGACCTTGCAAGCACAACTGGGACAGGAATCCTTACTGGGTTTTCTCCTTCGGGTTCAATGGACGATAAATTAACGGCTAGTGTCACAATCAAGTGTAGTGGCGCAGTCACTTTCGCAGCAGTCTAATCAGGAGACTAATTCGTGTTAGACAAAAAATCAATTCTCGATTCAGACGATCTTCCACGCGAATGTATAACCGTTCCCGAATGGGGCGGTGACATTTTCGTTAGAACCTTAACCGGGGCAGAGCGTGATTCATTTGAGCAGCAGATGCTCGACTCGCGTGGCAAGAATAAGGAAATTAACATTTCTAATATTCGCGCTCGGCTAGGTATCCTGACTATCTGCGATGAAGAAGGCACACGCCTATTTGCCGCCAAGGATATGGAAGCACTTGGGAAGAAGTCTGCTTCAGCGTTGGATCGTATCTTTACAGTCGCACAGCGATTGAACGGATTGTCCGGCGATGATGTAGAAGAGCTGGCAAAAAACTAAAAGAGCCGACCAACGCGCGGCGATTTTATTTCACGTTGGCTCTGGCTCTTGGCATGACTGTTCGGGAATTGTTGTCAAGGGTGGACTCTAGGGAACTTGCTGAATGGGTTGCTTACAACTCAATCGATCCAATCGGCAATTTCAGAAGTGACCTTCAATCAGGAATCGTAGCATCTACTATTGCAAATGTTAATCGTGGCAAAAACACCAATCCTTATTCTCCCCAAGACTTCATGCCTATACTGGAGACAAAATCTAAAGTGTCTTCGGAAGAGGATATGAAGGCAACCATGATGCGTGCTACTCAAATAATTAACAGGGACGAGAAGTAATGGCAACAGTCGGAACACTGTTAATCAACGTCATCGCTAAAACTGCGGGTTTCCGTAAGGGTCTGAGTAAAGCAAACCGCAGGATGAAACTGTTTTCTAGGGGGATGAAGGCAGTATTTGGTGGTCTAAAGCGACTCGGATTCATTGCGGCGGCGGCTGCGATTGCCGCGTTTGGTATGGCGCTTCGGTCAACCATCAAGACCTTTGTTGCATTTCAAGCGGGAATGGCAGAAGTCCGTTCTATTCTTCTTGATGTTTCAGACAACGTGTTTGCAAAACTAACGAAAGAGGCGCGGCGCTTGGGCGCTACCACTAGGTTTACGGCAACGGAAGCAGCCAAAGCAATGTCTTTCATGGCGCGTGCTGGTTTTGATGTCATTGATGTTATGAAGGCAGCGCCGAGGCATCGGAGGCGCAGAGAGTTACTGACGTTCTTGGTCTTACTGCTGCCAGAACAAATACATCTGTTTCCCAGTTGGGTCAAGCGTTTGGATATGTAGCACCGGTAGCACACGCGCTGGGAATCACACTAGAACAAACTGCCGCAATGCTTGGCATGTTGTCGAACGCAGGTATTCAAGCAGACCGAGCTGGTACTGGTCTTAAAAATATCTTTGCTGAGTTGGCTGCGGAAATTGACGAAAATGGAATCTCGGCTTTGGAGAAGTTTACCAAGGGTGGGATCGGCGTTGCTGAAGCGTTTGACATATTCCAAAAGCGGGGTGGTCCAGCCATCCTTGCTCTTGAGAGTATGGCTATGAAGACAGACGAACTTATTGCTGTCTTACAATTAGCAGAAGGCACAATTAAGCGAATGAACGATATTCGTATGGATACTGTCGAGGGTGCTTGGAAACTTGTTAAATCTGCTGTGTCTGATCTTCAAATAGAAATGGCAGAGAAGTTAGAACCAACGATTAGAAACATAGAAGAAAGTATGAGGCAGGTTGCGGTTGCTTCTACAATAGCATTTGCCGCCATGTTTGATGATTCAACAGGAGCATTGGTATCGGTAGGACAACTGAACGAAGCACTTCTTGATACAGTCACAGCAATATTCTGGATAATAAAGTGGACAAGAAGATTAGTTAATGTAATTATTATAACCTTTAAAATGATATGGGCCTTAATAGTTTCAATTGTAGGCGCGATTGTTCAAGCGGTGATGGCTATTACCTTTGTTGTAGAATCGTTCTTCGGACTTTTCTCTAAGGGTGCGCGGGAAAGCGCCGCAAGCATTAAGAAAGACATGGGATCACTGGCAAATTACATGGGGAAGGTGTGGTCAGATGTCGGAAGTTCTACGGCGAAGTTTCTTTTTGCCGAACATTTAGAAGGGCAAATGAAACCGTTTGTAGAAAGATTGCGTGAATCGTTAAAACTACAACAGGAATTATATGAAGCACAGAAGTTAGCACATAAGTTGACGGTAGATCCGGTAGCCCTTCAAAAAGTAATAAACAAGTTAGATAAAGAGAGAAACGATTTATTAACACAAAGACAGGACTTGTTGAAAACCGCGCCGGTTAAAACAACAATGGGTGCAACATATAAGAAACACTTGGATGAATTGAAAAAACTAGACGCGGAAATAAAGCGAGTTACCTTGACCGGAAAAGAATTCAGGGAGAATCTAGAGTCGCTACAAAGTAAGTGGGAATTACAAATAAAAGTTGCGTTACATGGTTGGGAAATCGGTGATCCAGACGCACTCAAGGAAGTAAGAAAACAATTAGAACAAGAGCTGACACAACATCTGAAGTCGCAGAAGGCAATATCGGAAGGAACAAAAGAATGGAATTCATATCAGGATGCAATTAGTCAACTGACGATCAATATAGGAAAATTGAAAAGCGCAGCGGACGAGTATTACGACACAAACAAACGAATTGGTGAAACCAAAGCACAGTTTCAAGAGAGAATGGATTGGGTTGAAGCGCAGCGAGTTGCTCTGGAAGATTGGACAAAAGACCAAATTGATGAAATTCATAAACTGAATGCTGCGCTTCATGGGTTGCCGGTAGAAATTTATTTGGGGAAATGGGCGTATTTGACCAAGGCATCACTAGCAAGTGCTGAAGCACTAGCCGCAGACGTTAAAGCATTAGAAGACAAAAACAAACGCATGACAGACGGCGCAGCCCTTATGGAAAAACACACATCGGCTACCGATAAATATGCTGCGGCAGAAGCAAGATTGAACAAGATGTTGGCTGAGGGTCGAATTGATGCCCGAACCTTTGGGCTAGAATTGACCGAACTGGCAAAAGCAAGAGATGTTACGATGGGTCTTGGTAAACCAGACATGGGGAAAGCGATAGAGGGTATACAATCCGCATTCGGTACTGTGAAAATGAAAGTCCAGTTTGGTGGTGGAGCGCAGAGTGTTGCCAAACAACAACTCAATACCGCTACTCAGCAGTTAAGTAGTTTGAAATCAATTGCTACCAATACAGGGACGATGGCATCAACAACTGGTGCAAACAGTCTTGGTGTGCAGTTAGCCGGCGCAATGAACGATGTGACTTTCACCGTCATTGGGATCGACAAACAAGAAGAATTGTTGCGTGAAGGTAACGAGACAAGAGACAGTTCTTTGTCCGAATTGAAAAAGATAAATGCTGGGGTAGCGGCGATGAGTAGTGGTGGAGTTTTAGAATGACCCTTGTATACACTGAGTTACTTCCCAGCAGGACAATATCTAGGGACAAGGGGGATGTGAGCGCCACAAGAACCTTCATGGTGTATGACGATGCCGGCGCACAACTTCTCATTGACGATGCGATCAACTCGTTCGATGGTCCACAGATTGGTGACGAGCATCCTGATGTAGATGGGATCTACGCATATGGATATTCAATAGAGGCATCTAGCAAAAGGGGTTCTGCCTATGAGGTAGAATTTTCTTACAAAGTCCCA